TGCCTCAATCAGTTTTTTGCTTCTTCCTTGATGTCATCAAGTGACAGATCCCATCCGTTTAGTTGCTGTATCGCCTGAAGCAGCACATTGTATTCCCCTGGTAAAAGCATGGCGTTTATAAGTTCTTTTGCATCCATTACCCCCCATGAATCCTGCAGTTCCTTATCATTCAGATCAGGGTACACTACTGCCCTTATAGTCATATCTGCAAGATAGCCCTGGTTATCCAGTTCAGGTACATATACCCCTTTTGCCCTTTTTACCTGCCTTGTATTCTGTTTTCTCAGTTCGTCGTCCAGCTCATTTGAGATAGGCTTTATTTCAAACTTTATAGGGTTTCCGTTTTCATCCTTGAATCTTTGTGTAACTTCCACCTCCTCATTTTTTGGCAATGTCGCATTTTGTCTTAAGAAAAATTTTAAATCCTTCATCTATATTATCCTCCTGTTATTTTTATAATTAAAAAAAGGAAGCATTTAAACTCCCTGCTATAATTTCATTCCATCAAGATCCGTAAATTTGTCGACTATCTTCCAGTCTTCAAATGTAAAGTCAAACTCATCTTCCAGATAATCCGCATCTGCATCAAATAGTGCAATTATTCCCCCGTCAAGATTACAATCAATAAGCATTATTGTCTGCTTTCCGACTGATGCCGTAGGATCTTCATTCACAAGCTGCATGTCAAAATATACATCTTTTCCTGTTCTAGTGTATTCCTGTAACAATTCCCTAAAAATAGAGGTGTTCATGTGGAATGTTGCACTTCCCGTCCCTTTCCAGCCAGCAGCCTTGTTACCTTTTCCAGTTTTTCCTAAAATTGGCACTTCAACCTTATTTTTTTCCATTTCAGCCTTAACATTGATTGCCTGCATTAAACTGTATCTTCTGTTCCCAATTGTTACAAAACATTTGGCAAGGCTCCCCGATATGGCGTCCTTACCTTTCATGATAGCTGTATCCGCCATCTATACTCACTCTCCTTTCTAGCTTACGATTACATTCATGTAAAGTTTTTCCATTGCAACGACTGGCCGTACGTTTGTTGTAACCAGTACACTTTCCCTTGTTTCACCTTCAACGACTGTTATATCTGTCTCCTCATTAAAATCCCTTATTGCCCTTAAATCTTCAAGGGTTTCATGATGTTTTCCTATATCTTTTTTTAAGTCATTTCTATCATATGAAGTATTGTTAGACGACCCGAGATACGTTCCATTGAATATTGTTGCTACATCTATCGCTATCTGATCAAGCACTCTTATAACCTGTGCAAATGAAAAATCCCTGTTCTTTCTTTTCACAAACGATACAAAAGAATTGATGTCCTTTAGTACTCTTATCTCATCTCCAGTTTTATGAAATATGAAATATCCTGCCTTCACAGCCAGCTCCAGTTCTGTTTGAGTTTCATTTACTTCAAGTTTGAAATCCCCGTTATATTTTGTATTAGTCAAACTTCTGTTGACTGCACAATAAGCCTCAGCCCCTCCAACCCAGTAAACCGCCGAGCTTTCAGGAAAATCTGAATCCAGTGTCTTGGTTTTAACATTGATAACACCTTCATAATCAGGATCTGTTGCACGGTAAACAACACATACAAATTTTGCTCCCACCTTGTCCCTCATTCTTTTTGTGTACTGCACATATAAATCCTTGATTGTTTTCTCATTTGAGTTGCATATCAAAGTATTTATGAAATATTTGTCAATTTTATCCAGGAATGACTGATGCGATGAACCTGTTACAGTTCCGTTTGTACCTCCTGACATAGGAGTCCCCGCTGTTGCCGTAAGAGTTGCATCTGATTTAAAAATTACAAAGTCGTTGTTTTTTAAATCCTTTGCAGTGGCAACTGTTTGAACATCCACTTTTTCCCCGTCAACAAAAGTTATGACGTCAAAATGTGAAGCGTTATCCACATTTGCCTGTACCGATATCTTGATGTCATTACCTTTTTCTCCAGTATACTTGGCTGTTCCAAATGTATTTGACGCTTTTGCACCGCCCGTATTAAGCTTGTAAATGTATCCTGTTTGGGCATACTTGTAGAAATCTCTTAATCCTTTCAATTTATCGGAATCGTATGAGTGCCCGAAATATTTCATTGAATTTTCAATAAAATCTCCATTCTCAACCTTGAATATTTCTCCATCAGTTCCCCAGTCAAGTTCCACGCCAAGTGCTGCATATCCCCTGTCAGAGAATACAAGTTCAGCCCTTTCTTTGCTTATAAAGTTGATATACGTTCCTGGCAAAACTTTATTCTGTACAAGCCATGTACCTCCACCGTATGCCATTATTTAACCTCCTTACCTAAAAAATCTTTTAACTTTTTATCTATTTCAGATAGTGTATAATCCGTATTATCTTCAAGCAGTACATTCAGAATGTCTGCTCTGTTTCTGTATCTGTCAGATCCTACAATCTGACTTTTTATATATTTTTCTTCCTTAACCACAGCTTTTTCTTCTGAGTTTTTATTATCCGCCATTCTTTTCCTCCTTCAGTTTCATATTCAGTTCTATTTTTCCCATTTTTGCGTTATTGCTACTATCTCCTACCTTATAAATAAACATCTCATAAGTCACAAAATAGTGCAGCACATTATCCTCTTCCATGGTATTCCTGTTCAGTCCTCTCATAATAGTTCCGTCTTCAAGCTTTATATATTCAAGTACATCATGCATCTTGTCAAGTACATCGAAAATCTCAACCTGACTGTTATTTCTTGGGAAATAGGCAATATCAAACAAATAACTTCTCAAGTATCTGTTCCCAACAATCTGTTTTTCGCTGGGATTTAGCAGGTCGATAAAAAAACAGGGTTCCTCAAAGCCCTGTTCAAGTTCATTTACATGCACATCTATCCCACCAAAGCTTTCTGACAGCCTGAGGCTTATTGCATTCACAATTTCATTTAACATTGCTATCCTCCTAACTTCTTGAGCCACTCCGATATTTTTCTTTTTATAACTGCAGGAGCTTCTTTTCTCAGTTCTTCTTCGGAGATAGTTAGCATAAATTTACCTTTTACCCATGATTTTTTCAACCTTTTACCGATTGCTGGAACGTATCTTCCTGGAGTCTGCCTGTGGCCATATTCAACATAGCTTGCATATTCTGTAGAATTTGAGACCTCTATCTCATAGTTACTTCCATTTTTTCTTACATCAGATACAGTCCAGTTTCTCCTTAAAGTTCCACCTTGTCCGCCATAAGTCTTTGAGATGGTCTTTCCAGCTTTTTTATACGACACTGTCTTAGTTTTCAAAACTCTAGCCTTTCCATTCTTATTGTATATAGTGTCACCTTTTTTTATGCCTTTTTTCTTATTGTCCCTCTTGTATGTTGCGTTCCCAAAATTGGGTGAACTTACAGGTGTCCTTTTAATTACTTTCCTCAAAAGTCTTGCAGCAAGTTCTTTTATAGTTTCAGTCATGAATCTTTCCTCTTCCGCTTTCATTTCCTGCAAAAGTTTCTGAAAATCTTTCAATCCATCTATCTGAACTTCTATTTTACTGCTTGCCATTACGCCTTCTCCTGTTCCACATCAAGTATTATTTCCTGATGATTAGTGTAAACTGCTGATACTCCTGAATGTTTGTATTTCCTTGTAACTCCGTTCTGAGTGACTTCAAATACACTGCCCGGAGGGACATAAACTTCAGGAGCGATAAACAGTTTTACAACTTGAGATGTCTTGGCCACACTTTCAGTCTGCTCTGTCTGACTGATATTCTTAAAGCTTAGCCGACACGGTATGTTCTTATAAAGTTCCTTAACTTCAGTAACAACTGTACCATACTTATTTTTAGAATTCTTAAACCAAAATATATTGCATATCCCAGTCCACATCGACTGGATGGCTTCTCTTGCCTGTTTCAACTCATCTACCATACTATCCTCCTATATCTCAAGAGTTCGTCTTCCCCTCTTGTCATAAGATATGTCATATAATCTTCAAATTTATCTCCCGTTGTCTTTGTATCCTCGTAGACGACCTTTGTATCGCCTTCACTTATTTCTTTCGCCATACGGCCAAAATTCAATCCATTCAGGTTAAGCTGGTTAAGTGATTTCTTAAAATACAAAAACTCACCTGTACTCCTGTCAATCCAAATATGCTTCAAGCCTCCAGGAACTTTATTCTGATTAGTCTTATTTTTAATATAAGATTTAACTTTCTCAATACTCTGTTCCAATAAAAATAAGTCGGCATCTACGACTTCATAGCCTACCGACTTTAATGTTTTTATCACGTCTTCTTTAATATTTTCCACATACTCCATGCCCCGCACCTACTTCTTTGGTTTTTTGGCTTTTTCTACTTCTTTTTCATCTTCTACTTCTTTTTCATTTTTTCCTATTTCTTC